TGAAGTCTCGGAAAAGTGGAAAGATTGGATTCAGGCGCTACGTGGCGAAAAGTTTTTTGAAGGCGCTGAGACACTGGCGACGGAATATCGCGTAGTAGACGAGGCCAAGAGCTGCGCTGGGTCGCTGGATTTTTTACTTCGCAAAAACGGGACTATTTACGTTGGCGACCTCAAGACTGTCAGCAGCAAGAAAGCTGTGTCTGGGCGCAAGTTTTGCGACGTTCAGCTTGGGGCCTACGCCAGCATGTTGGCTTGCCAAGGGATTTACGCAGAGATGGCCGTGATGGTTGTTGTCGGCCCGGAGAAAGTTAAGGTGATCGAGCAAAGCGTGGGTAACTGCCTTGAGGCGTGGTCAGACGCCTGGGGCAAGTTCCAAGCAAAACAACCACAGTTCTGATGGATTGCCCAAAGTGCGGATCGAAAACTCGTGTCACTACAACATGCCATGAGTTTTCAGATCATGTCCGTCGCTATCGCAAATGCACTGCCTGCCATCACAAATTTGTAACGCGACAAGGCTTTGAAGAAATCCAAGCGCCAGCCCCACGCCATAAGCAAGTTTTCCTACCTGCCGACATTCTTGAAATGAGAAGCCTATGGCTGGAAGGCAGGTCGTCTCGGGAGGTTGCTGAGATCTTTGGTTGCACCACGTCTTGGGTGAACAAGGTCGTCAAGCGCAAGGTCTGGGTAAACGTCTGATTGACAGGTATGCCCAGGCATGCCAGACTGTTTAAGCAATCAAAACTCTAATGACTGTTAATGACTTAAAAGACCTTCCTCTTTTCAACTATACGACTGCTCCTCACAACCAAACTCAAACAAGCAAAGAGGCTGCTACATCTATCGAGGGGCACGTAAACCGTTTATGCAAATTAGTTCTTGCAGAGATCAAAGCGTCAAAAAATGGTTTGACTTGCCAAGAAATTGAAGATTCTTTAGGCATGTCAAGCGCAACAGCTACTCCCAGAATCAATGAATTAGCCAATTGCCATCCTCCTTGCATTGAAAAACAAAAAGACGAAAATGGTTTTTTTGTAAAAAGAGCTAATCGTTCTGGAAGAAAAGCTTTTGTATGGTTTTCTGTTGAATCATGATTACCCCGCCAAGCAGCATCACCTTTTCAGTCCTTGGCACCCCAGTGCCACAAGGCTCTGTCCGTGCTTACCAGAGCCGAGTCATTGCCAATAACGCTGAAGCTTTGGCTTCCTGGCGTAATGACGTTGCAGTTACTGCTCAACGTCATAAGCCTGCAGACTGGGACATCAAAGCCCCAGTTGAGTTGAAATGTGTCTTTGTTTTTCCTCGTCCTTTGCATCACTTTGGATCAGGTAAAAACAGCACAAAGCTCAAACCACTTGCCCCTAAGCATCACGTCACAACACCTGATCTCGACAAACTTTTGAGATCGTGTAGCGATGCCGTGGGGGATGCGGTAGCTCGAGTGCTACTTCACAATGACTCTCAAATCTGCTCAATTTATGCAACCAAACGCTATGCAACCGACGACTTCCTCGGAGCCCACATCACCGTTACAGCCCTTAGTTGAAGCTCTTGTCAACTTTCACAAAACTGTTCCGGCAATTAACAAGACAGCAAAAGCACAATATGGCAACTTTGCTGATCTTGAGACTGTCCTGTCAACTGTTACCCCACATTTAATCAAGAACGGGTTGGTTGTCTCTCAAGGTTTTGAGCCAAACGCTGTAAATCATGAGGGATCTCCGGTCCTCACAACCAGGCTCATACATGTCAGCGGTGCTGAGATTGTAAGCCGACTCCCAATGATCATCGGCAAAAATCGGAACCCACTGCATGACTTCGGTGGTAGTTGTACTTACTCCCGGAGATATAGCCTATTAGCCATCCTCGGCCTAACGGCTGACATGGATGTTGATGGTGACTTTGCCAATCCTGCAGAGTCCGCACCTGCCAAGCCTGCGGCAAAGGTTGAAGGCGTTGCCGACAAGGATCAACCGCTAAGCAAGGGCGATCGCGAATTGTGCCTTGGCTTGATTCAAGAGCTGTCTGCTGACAACCTTGCCCGGTTTTGTAAAGACTTTCGACGGGACTTTGGTCTCGCCAGTGATGCCAAAATCGCACCGGTTCTAACTGGGGTCAAACATCAAAATTGGATGAACGAAAACCTCAAGAACTATGTCTAACGAAAAAACACCAGAACAAAAGCGTGACGCAAAACGCCGTCACCTTCATTTCCAAGTGCGGCTTGACCCTCTGTTAGCCGCCAATCTGCAGCATTACGCCGATGCCAATCACAACGGCGTACCTAATGCAGCAATCAAAACCATCCTCTCTCAATTCTTCAAAGGTATCGATCACAATGGCTGATTTTGTCCCCGCACTCACTCACCAAATCAAATGGTCTGTCGGTGAAAACCGTTTTGACACAGAAGGCAAGCAACCCAAGCAGTTGTCTTTGTTTGTCACCAAGCAATCCATTCGTGAGCTTGCGTCTTACCTAACAAAACTGGCTGGCGAAACTGATCGCATCAAACCCGGCAAGGTATGGGATTTTGCCAAGAAGGAAGAGGTTGAAGTCGAAGGCTTCTATCTCAATGGCAAAGGTCAAACCGGTCAATACGGTGATTTTGGCTCGATCAACCTGCAACAGATCCCAAGCAAGACCACTGTTGATTTCTGATTAACTCAAGGGCACGGCTAACCACCGTGCCTATTCTTTTGACATGAAGCCAACCATTGAGCAGGTCGAAAAAGATGGCAAACTCATTTGGCGCGTAGAAGCCGCTGGCGTCGTTCGATACCACGAACAAGATTGGCAGGCGGAATGGCTTTACAGCTATCTAACACGTCTCTATAACTGCGATGAGACCAACTCTCAGTAACTGAGTCATGGCCCCAGTCAACATGAATTGGACGACACGTCCCCAAGATCAAATCGACGCGGCCAAGGCAAGGGTCAGAGACACCTTGCACGAATCCAACCCAAAGTTAACCACGCTAGAAAAAGCTTTCAGAGCATCTGCACTCCGCCAGCGATCAAAGCATCCATCTCAGCGATGTGATTAACGGCTTGGTGTAAAAGCCGATTTTGTTGGTACTGCTGGCGCATCATTCCAACGCATAGCTGCGTCAGCGTATCGATGTCTCCGCAGTTCTCAATCTCTCTGATCGTCCGCTCTAACGACAGCTCCTCCTCAAGACATGGCTCAATAATCATCCATTTGAACGGATCGTAAGGCTCGCTTTTCGGAAGCATAAGGTTCCTCCGTCTTGAACCGTATGTAATCACCTATAGCGGGAAACAACCAGTCCTGCACTGGTAAACACGCTTCCCAGTTCACAGGTTGAACACAGTTCATCACGACTGTTGTCCAAAACGCCGTGATATAGCCCCAGTTCATCTATCAACGAAGATGGCCCAGCCGCTTGCTTCTCCTTCTATCAAAAAGCGTTGATAGAAAGCAGGCCGCGACATCTTGATCAATTCACCTGATCTCTTGGGGTTATGGCCGCCAGTCTCCATATATGGCTTACCCATCGGGTCCATCGCTATAAATTCGTCTCTGTTGTACCCCACTATTACGCTCCAATGACCACATCCCTCACTGTCACAAACGGCAGGCTTGCCCTCAGCAAAATTTCCACGGTGCAGCCAACCCACAGCAAGAGGACGGCCCGCGTCGATTTCGATCTCAATATCCTCCACTCTCACATTCTTGCGAAACTCGGCATCTAGGCCAAGAGCCCTCAACGCAGACACTTGAGAATGAACTTCAGTCGTGTCGCCAAACCTTCGGCGCACCTGTCGATACTCGTCTTGATTTTTAACGACTCCGTGAAAATTTGCGATCATTGCAGCGGCTGAATCAAAGCACTCCCGATAGCCGTAACCAGTAAGGCTGTCTAACTGGCTGTAATACGGAACGCCATAAACCTGTTCGCTGCGACCAGTGGTCTTCCAAGTCTGGAACCACTCTGCTTCTTCATTCAGCAGATCTTTTTCTAGCAGCGAGTCCTCCAACTGCTTGATCGCCGCCATCTGGTGCGGTGTTTCCCGGAACCATCTGAAGAACGGCAGCAGACTTAACGGCACAACAACGCTCGACAGCAAAACTATTGGGATAATGCCTGAGAACATGGCGTGTGCCTAGCTGCAAAACCGCTCATAAACATTGCGCCGCTACCAAACACGACAATCAAGACGCTGATCACAACAGCCAATACGGATGGCATGAAACTACTTCTCTACCCTTTCGGTCGGAAATAGCAGATTCTTGAGATACGTGCAGGCCACATCGTCTAGCTCGTTATCAGTCTGCTCACTGATCTTGACCAGGCAGTCAAGTAGTAGCTGTTTTACGGCCTTTGATTTGATGAATCCAAAAAGAATTGGCTTTAGTAGTAAAACCATGGGATCACTGTGTGTGCAAAAAGTCTAATTCCTATTGGCGTGTCCTTCCAGTCGTGCAACATCTTGCTCCAGCGTTGATATACGGGCAAACAGCTCCTGATCCCTAACCCTCAGATCAGCGTGAAGCACATCCATCCGTGACGCTAAATTATCGACAGCTGAGGTCAAACGCACCAACGAATCCCTCCCATGCTGGTTTTCGCGGTTGGCTCCTTTGATGCCAGAAGCCGCTACGCCTATTGACGCTCCAGCAACAGCAGCCCAGATTTCAACCACCATTCGACCTTTAGCGTGAACTCATCATGGCAGAAGAACAGATTAAGCAAGAGCACGAACCAGAATCAACGCCATTGGCGGATTTTGTAAAACTCGCTGTTCTTACGTGGTCGATTGCAATGCTGACCCTTAATTACTTGGGTCACGTCAAAGCCATGGATCCAACTTTTCCCGCAAGTTTGTTGACTGGGACGTTGAGTTCCGTAGGGGTCAACATCAAACGCGCCAATGGCAAGAAGAAAGAAGACCCTACAATCAAGGAAACAACTACGTCCAAGCCAAAATGAGACGTTTTTTCTTTGTGACCTGTCTAACATTTTTTGCCTCAAGTCCTGCGTTGGCTGACATTAATCATGTCTTGACGCAATCAGCTCAGATCAGCATTGATCAGGCTTACAGCTCAGCCAAACGAATCGGTTCTACCTACAGCGCATCAGGCTCAAATGTGACACCAAGCGTCACCAGTGGTAGCACTACAACCAGTGGGGCCATTGGCGGCCTGAATCTTGGCAGCCTGACCAGTGGTGTCCCAGCCATGGTTGACACGAATTACGCGGTAACTACCGCAGGTTCGGCTTTCTCATTTAGTGAGTCGGCAGTGGTTGGTGACACGATAAGTTCAGCCACTGAGGTGACCTCTACCACTGGCACCGTTGATGACCTTCCAACATACGGCGAAGTTGTTACTGGTTCTGGTGGGGTGAAAGCTAATCTGGCGGCGACAGCTCTTTCAAGCGGCATTATGACGATTACAGCAGGTGGAGCGGGTACAAGTGCAATCCTGTCTAACAAGATGGCACTTGAAATTGATTAAAGCTTGGCTGCTGGTTTTGTTGTTGCCTAGCTCTGCTTTGGCAGCTCCAATCGTGCCGCAGTTTACTCAAGGTCAACTTAATTCCCGCACTGAATCCACAACAATCATTCAAGAATCGATCACCAGTCACAATTACAGAACCGGATATTCTTATTCAGCGGCAGGCCATAATGTCGAAACTGTGGGGGATATTCCTATCTCGCCTGACGCTACCGTCACAAACAATCAGACAGTTGGTGGAGTCAACTTTTCATGGACAAGCCCAAACCTTGAAACTAAGCCCCAATGGCAAGTAATCAATCCTGGCGCAAGCTGGAGCCTTACCGAATCATTCATGGCACCGGGCCTCGATGCCGTGACTCGCGTGGAAAGAACGATAACCACGGAAAGCGTAACCGAGTCGCAGTCGGTGTTCTCGCAATAATTACTGCACTTGGTGGACCGGTTCAAGCCAATACAACAGTGGCAAATCCGTCCAGTACATCTAGCGGTTCAGTGGTTAATAATGCCTATCAAATGATGACCGGACCACATCCTATATATCGGATGAGTCAAGGTATTCAGTGCCCTGGTCCTACGTTGTCGCTGAGCCCATTTGTCACATCTAGCCGAAACTTTGACCTGCCCCATCAATCAGTAACTAGAACGCCTGTTTACTCAAGTGCTGATGCAGACGACAATGGCGAACCAGATTCTCCCGGCAAGGTGCTCTACTACTCAGAGATGCCACGATTTGAGAAAGATCGTAGATCGGTTAACTACGGCATAACAGCAACGTTTTCGATGCCATTAGATGGTGGCCTAACTGCCAGGTGTAAACGTGCTGTAGAAACAAATATTGAATTACAACAGCAGTTATTGGCAACAAAGCGGCTGGAGTACGAATTATTCCGCGCCAAGCAGTGCGGGCAGCTAGCTGAATCAAGAATCCAATTCAGACCAGGCAGTCGATACGCTCAGGTTTGCGAAGACATTGTGGTTTACGTTCCACCCAAAAAAGTGATCCCACATGTCCACTCTATTTCCGCGCCTTCCGCTGATTCTTCTGACGCTCAAAAGTAGACGGGCGATCTTCCTTCTTACGGGTTACGAACTCTTTTAGTTTCGTAATTACCTTTTTGACCACCGGCTTGATAACTCGCAGCAGAAAAGGCGTACTCAATGCAGCGGTAGTGGCAAGGACGGCGATGCTTGCAGTTTGCGTTGCTTGGTAAGGAGATGGAACAGCTTTGATCAACTGCTCTGTTACTGGCACGTTTCGATAAACCTCTTTGCAAACGCCATCCACTAATTCGTAGGACTCAAGAATCTTGCGGCCATCAGGTGACAGTGTGCCGATCTCTGCAGCGTCTACAGCAGGGCAATCGATTTCTGGCTTTTTATCCTCTGGCGGTGGGTTTGGTTTCTGTGGTTTTGTTTCTGCTGGCGGGGTTTCTTGCTCTTGGTTTTGAACAGGAGCTGCTTCGATAATTCTTAGATCCCGTGGATTCCAATCCATCGGGTTATAACTTGGCATTTCGCCTTCAGGGCAAGTCGTTCCAACACCATTCGGATCATCACGCAGCAGCGATGGGTTTAGCTGTGCATCCCTATGAACGTTGGCACAACCAGGCACCTGATAAATCGGAGCAGGTGGTAACTCTGCTGTTATCGGTGGAGCGTAAACGTATGGTTCTGGAATTATCCGTGGTTCAATGC